GGGATGGTGAATTCACCTTACACCCGAGAGATACGGATGAACCATTGAAAAGTTTGAACAGCTGTAATTTTGACTTCTCAACGAAGCCTCTGGTTTTCAAAGAGTGGTCTAAATCTGATATGTTTCAGCTGGATATGCTGCTGCAAGAGACACCAAACAATCAGATGTTAGCAATAGAGGAGTTTGCCGATGATGACGGCCTCCCTAAACCTGTCCTTGCCTCGAACAAAGTTATAAGAAAGAAAAATAAAACTATTTGGGAGTGCAGCTACAAACAGATACATGGTCATGTCAGTGTTGCTGATTTGACTGTCAGTTATGGCTCCGGGGTGTTCTGCCTTGATAATATACCTCTGGATCTTAAAAATTACTCAAAAAATACTATAATAGTGCCAGCTAACAATGCCGCTTATATCTTCTTGATCTTAAATCCTCCTCAAGAGTTGACTAGGTCGATACCATTGCCAACAGTAGACTTGATTTCTACTGTAAAAAGAGACCCTGACTATTATTATCATATTGGCTCCATTTATTACCAAGGTGACAACAAAATTAAGATAATTACAGATGAAGATGAGCAGAAACGCCAGACTGAAATAGAAAGATTGAGGAAGAGTTTGGAAAAAGTAGAAGTGAAAGATTGCAAGTTTGGTAAGATTAAAACAATTAGGAGATACTTAACTGATTATGAGTCCGCAAAAAAAGAGCTTAGTGAGGCCAAAGGAGACTCACACATTGTTAAAAAAGTTGAGGTTAGGAAACTTAGAAACAACCTAAACAGTTGGGTAGCATATGCATGCACAGGGCTGGATGAGCTAGATTGTAAGGAGCTTGTTGAGCTAAAGGATGAGTTCAAGACCTTCGATGAATTGATAAATACCTGCCTGAAAGCCACAAATATAAATATGGATTGCCAAAGCATATTAAAACTTTATAAGGAGAAATCCTACCCTGCTTATATAGTGATAATGCACAATGTGACCAGAGAGGATGAAAAGAGAAGCTTGAGGGAGTTAGTGGTAGAGGCATCCAATAAGACAGCTGAGCTACCAAGTGCAGAAGAAATGACAAAATTGATTAAAAAATCAAGTGCAAAGAAACACATAACAAGTTACAACCCTATAAATGATGATGCACTGCTAACTGAGATGCGTCAGTTGTTTGGGGATCATTGTGATTTTATCTGCAACAGAGGTATAAAATTGAGGTTGTCTAGTATAACCCGTGTGCTAGGCTACTTAGAGGCAATGCAAAACATGGCAGAAACAGAAAATGGCACCAACAATGAGAAAGCTTTCTTATGGTTCATAAGAGAGCTTGCAGTCAATCACACTGTAACTAATGATAAGGATGACCATGAAAAACTTATTTATGACCTCCTAGCTGCTCTAGATTTAAAATATCGGACAAGGTACGAGTCAAGGAAGCAAGACAACCCAGTTAAATTTGACTTAATTGAACCTGAAGAGGAGCAACTAATACCAGTTGCTGATGACTCAGATACTGACTAATTGTTTAATTTTTTGAGTTGTG